GCCGTTGTGCCTGTGATGTGTACGCGATTACCTGTAGCAGTGTCGAGATTGACTGTGGCGGCGCTGGCGAGGGCTGCACCAGTGGCGTAGTCTTGGGCACCTGTGAAGATGTTCGCACCTTTACCAGCAACCACCCGCGCACCCAACTCAGCTATAGCCGCCTGAGCATTGGTAGCAGCGACACCACCAGCAGGACTGAACGTGACATTACCCGCCGCTACGTTTGTCCCCACTGCGGTTACGCCAGCTTCAAAAAGTACACTATCACCAACAGACAGGGGGCCAGTGAAGGTGATTGTTGTACTGTTGGTTTCAACGTAAGCATCAGAAAACTGACGCACACCGTTGATGTAAACCATTACTGCGTTAGTGCCAACGATGTAGGAATTGACCAGATTAAATACTGTCTGGCCTGCGGTAGCAGTTTGGGTTTCTCTCAGAATAGTAAAGTTGGGAGAAACAACCCCTGCGGCAGATTGCCAACTGACACCGTTATAAATCCTCGTACCATTTGAGGTGGTATTGAAATAAAGTGCGCCAGTGAGGAGTGCGCTACCTTGATTGTCCAGCGCAGGGTCAGAGGTCTTGCTGCCAAGGTTTAATTTACTGCCTGCAATGCGACTGGCTTCAGAGGCTGCAGCGGATACGCTGGACGCACTGGCTTGAGTCGTAGCTGTGCTGGCGCTGGTAGAGGCTTCACTGGCTTTTGTGTTTAGAGTGGCAGCAGATGCGGCAACCTCTACAGCGTTGTTGTAGATGTTCGTGCCCAGGGCGACAAGCTCTGGTGCCGTGGCTGTTTTAAGCGATGTGGCCCAGGCAAAAGCCTTGGCATTATAAGTAGTCCGATCAGCAAGTGACGGGAAATCCGGTATGGCTGTAATTGCCGGTGCTGGGGTAGGCATTAAATAAATCCTTTAACTTGAAATGAAAATTCAGCGTGGGCCGGTCCTGTTGCAACCATTGACCCACTGATCAGGCCGAATACGTTAAGGTAGTCGTAGCCTCTTTCATCAGTTGCAATGCATGAGACAGGAATGTCCAACACCCTTTGTACAAGATCAACAGCACTTGAAGCCTCTACTACATCAAGAAGAACAGTGCCCCTCATATCAGTAGAAGAGCCTCTGCGCTTGATAACAGATGTACCGTCTTCATTGAACTTTATATAGCTATAACTCTTGGGGTCTGCTGAAGCGCCATACTGCGTTCCACCTAAGGCACTTTGCCCGACGAGTTGACGATAGTCCCCGATATTGAGCATACCCAGACCAACAGGAATACCTGTCCCGCCGTTAACTACTACAGTTAATTCTGCAGTTGGGCTAATAGGTAGGTCACGTAAAACTACACGGGCAATCTGAGCCGTGTTAGTAAACAGCAACTCATAGATGCCCGGTGCTTGCGAGAATAGCTCCGTAGTCGAGGTGTAAAGAACCGCGCCCCCTGGCGCGGCCCTTATAGTCGCAACCAAAGATCCACCAACCAAGCCGTAAAAACTCAAGGCATTGAAAAATCCTACTTGAAGAACATAGGTGATTGAGCCTGTAGTGTTTACAGCAGTTGTCGTATAGATGTCAAATGGGGCATAACGCTGTGTTGGGCTTTTATCTAACCAGAAAGCTGAGTCAACTTCTGGCAAGGCAGCACGGCCTGTATGACCCTGCACACACGCATAAACCCTGTGGGTCGTTGCACGAATACGTAGGTCACCCACAACGTATGTCCCAGAGGACACCCAAGCGGTTTCTCCTGTAGCTGGTTCAGCTATAGAGGTTCCTGCCTTAATAGCAGAATCCACTATAGTGATTGGTACGATGATATTCATTAAGTTGCAATCTCCACAAGTACTGGCCTATCAGGATTACCATTCACAGCAACTGCTGTACGTCCTGTGTTAATGTTTCCCTCCGCAACAAGGCTTTGGAGTCGTTTCACCTCAGTTGTCAAGCATTCAACAAGTTTCTCAAGCTGCTCGTTGTTGTTGCTGTTGTTTCTACCGTTTCCGGCTGCAGGGTTGTACGCCTTGGGGACAATTGCCTCGCCCTCATGGATTTGAGCAACCATGTCAGACGGGACGTAGTTCGTGCCGATAGCAAAACTTGGTAAACCAAGGTCTGAAGCACGTTGCAGGATGTAAGACTGACTTACGCCCAGCGATGCGGCTAGTTGAGACGAAGATACGCCCGCAGCAATAGCGGCACGGCCCACAGCAGCATCCGCGCCGTTCCAGTCGATGCCATTACTGGTCTGGTATTTTCCGACAATATCAGATGCGGCGGTCTGGATTTCGCTTGCGCTATAGGTTTGCCTAGCCGGAGCGACTGGAGCAACTACAGGAGTCATTGCCATTTTCTGCATTGCAATTGCAGAAGCAAGGTTTGTTATAGCTGCGCCAATACTCAGAACACTTGTATTAACACCATTCAAGGCGTCAATCTGCCGCTGATAAAATGCTAGAGAATCGTCAAGTGCTTTAAGCTGATCATTTGCAACTAGCAGGGCTTGCTCTGCTGTCGTCAGTTGCTCACCGCTTACAATTTGCAATTGAGACAATTCGCCAGCCATGACAAGGGCTGCTTGGTCGGCTTCAAATTGAGTTGCAAATTGCTCCGCATTTAGGCCACCACGGGCTGCAGTAATAGCTTCTGTGAGTTCCTTAGCATCAGGCAAGTACCCTGTTGACAGTAAGGTTTTTAATGCATTGGTAATGAAGTCGGAGCCTTGCCCTGCTTGCATCACTCTTGTCCCACTCACTGTGCCGTATAGGTCAGATATGTTCGACTTGAGCAATTCAAATACAGACTTGATGTTGGTAACTGACTCTGAAGCAATATCCTTGATCAGGCCGATGCGCGTCTTCTCAGCCGCGACGGAGAGCTTCAATGTATCAAAAGCTTCTGTGGTAGCAGTTTTCGCCAAGTTAATCGCTGTGATTTTGTCAAACAACCCCAAATTCGATGCTTCAATTGACTTGCGCTCCAAGTTGCGTAGCGCCACTGTGTCGTTTTGCAATTTTAGGAGTTCAGACTCCAGCGAAGCCCTCTGTACGAGAATTTCGGTTTGCTTTTTAAGTGCTGCGTTATAGTCATAAGCGGCAATCTCTGCTTTGCCGTAGGTCTTGATGCTTATCAGACGCTGTGCTGCGTCAGCGCCAACAGCATCGCCTTGTACACGCATCAAAGAAATTTGCAAGTCAGTAGACTCTTCACTTAAAGATTTAAGAGAAGTTGCCACCTCAATTTGCTTGGTCAGTGCTGCGTTATAGTCATAAGCGGCAATCTCTGCTTTGCCGTAGGTCTTGATGTCGATTAAGCGTTGTGCTGCATCAGCACCGGAAGTATTGCCCTGTGCGCGTAACAAAGAGACTCCCAAGTCTTGTGTACTTTCTTTAAGACTCTTGAGGCTGTCTTCTACGACACTGAAGAAGTCTGCTGTGCCGCCTGATAGCAGTAGCAACCTGCCAGCCAACTCTTGGCTTTCGGCGTTTCCAGCCATCATGGAGGTAACCAAGGATTTGAACCCTTCTTTAGATTCCGGCATGACAACATTCAATCGGTCAAACTCTGCACGAAGCTTAGACAAACCGATAACTTGCCTCTCAGCATCGCTATAAAATCCATCAACAAAATCTCCCAAGGCACTTTGTAGTTCAGGGATACCCCCCGCACCACGAATAGTATTTCTTGAAACTTGCTGCCCAAGGTTCGCGCCGCGCATCGTGTCTTGAATATTGAGCAGAGATTTATAGCCTTCAACCAGATCAGACATACTGCCACTCATTACTTTCATAATCTCGGACATTGTTGTTCCAGCATTTGACGCCATGATGCTCTGACGCACAATCTCTGCTGCGATGTCACCTGTCTTGTTGACTAGAGAATCCCTACCAACCATCATAATACCGAAACCCTGCAGAGCATTCCGAGCTTGCTCAGAGCCTGTAGATACACGAATCAATGTCTCATAGTAACCTTCGCCTGCCTTCTGGAATGCCTGAAGACCGGGAAACACTGTACGCGCAATTCCATCTGCGGAAGCAGAGAATACGTTGTTCAATGCTTCAGACAGTTCAGCGCCTTTTAAGCCTTTAAAACTCACTTCAGTCTGAATTACATAAGCATCCATCACTGATTTGATATTTGCAGCGTAAGGTTCAAGGCTCAGTGATGCACTAGAAATAGTGTTATTTATTTCTTGGAACACACGGCCAATGGTTGTAGTAATTTCGTCTGTAGCTTCCATAAAGGTACGCTCGTTTGAGCTTTTACCTTTGCTGAACAATCCACCACTTGTCTGCTTATTCACATCAACATACTGCTGGACACCATCACCACGCTTAAAGTCTGAGGCTGTACCGTTTAGGGCCAAGCCTGTGTCGAGAATAGTTGTAGTTGTCTTGCCGCCAAAAATACTGGAAATTATCCCGCCGCCGGTAGTGCCTTCGGTGATACCAAAGTTTTTACCAGTGGTCATACCGGATGCTCTAAAGACGGCTGATGCCAAACCTTGCATTGATGCTTGAATGCCACGCAGGGCTGTCAGCATATTGCTTGTCAACACTAGGCCGATGTTAGAGTTATCCTCCAGAGCAGACATCGCATTAGTGAGAGATTCAGATTTAGCTTCGTCATCACCCAGCACAGTGCCGGTGCCTTGCTTTGCTTGACGATCTTTCAAATCAAAAGTAGGGCCACTGCCACCGAATGCGCCACCCAACACCGCAGCAATAGCAACGCCAGCAGCAGCCATACCCCAAGGGCCAAGCCAATTCATAAACGACATAAAGACGCCAGGAACTTTGAGAGCATTCTTAGCTGACTCTGTTGTACCTGTGATAGCGACATCTGCAGCGCCTGCGGCTACGTGCGCCCCGAGCATAGTGGCAGTCGCTGTACTGTCCACAACTACCTCAGTAGTCTTGGCCGTGACAAACAAACCTGTGAATGCTGTCAGAAGTCCGCTCTTCATAGCGAAATTAGCCATTGTTCCAGCCAACTCTGCAATACGGATAGCTTTCTCAGCACCAGCCAGCAGCTTGTGGGCTGTCGTATGTTCACTGAAGAACTCTTTAGCACCACCGGCCATTGCTCCGTACATACGCAGCTTGGATTGCTCTTCCTTCTTGTCCAGGGCGGCAAGACCTTTGGTGCGATCTTTACTGTCATCCAGACTCATGAACATCTTGCGCTTTTCGTCTATCTTTTCTTGGTCTTTACTGTAGATGCCGAGAGCTTTGCTCATGTCGCCAATAGCGCCGCCAACGTCACCAAAAGCTTCCTTGAGTGCCTCACCAAAGTTCATAGCCCTTTTAGGGTCAAGGAGTTTATCCAGTTCAGCCTTGGCGGCATTCACATCTTTGGCAACACCCAACTTATGCTGGGCACCAGTGAGTTCCCTCAGCGCCTTGGCCTGGGCCATGTACAAATCATATTGCACCATGTCACCATTACGGTCAAGTTGCTTGATAGCCATTGCCTCTGCTATCACAGCCTTGCGCTCTAGCTCCACTCCAGCCAAATCTTTAGCGGCAGTTTTAGACTCTGTCAAGGCGAGAGTTTGTTCGCGTGTCTTGAGGATTTCCTCGTTGATAGTGGAGACACCGGCAGACAGCTTTTTCGTATGCTTGTCTTCTTCTTGAGAGGCATCAGTATTAGCCTTATTCACTCTGTCGCGCAGGGATATCTGCTGTTCAAGGGCTATATTCTGAGCAACCATAGCGTCGATGGTTGCTTTTTGAACAGAAGACATATTTTTGTAGTCTACGTTCTTGCCAACATCCAGGGTTGCACGAAGACGCTCTGCAGCAGTGGCTTTCTCGCCAGCCGCAATGTTGATTTCCAACTCAGACGTTGTGGCTGCGATAGACGAACGAAGTTCTTTGTAGGGGTCACGCTTTTCAGATTTTGCACCCAGCTTGTCACCGAGGATATCCATACGTAGCGCCAGCTTCTCTTTGTCTGACATCACTGCACCAAGAGCCTTGAACTTCTCTTCCATCTCTTTAACTTCGCGATCAGCTTGTTCAGGCTTTGTCTCAGTTTTGAGTTTAAGCTCTTTACGCAAGCCACTAACTTTATCGGCATTCAAGTTATCTTCAGTAATCTTCTTGAGACCGTTGAGTACAGTTTGCTGGCCTTGTATTGTCTTGAGTTTTGTATCAAGCATATTAATACTGACTTGATACGCACCTTTTATGGCTTCGTCGCTGACACTTTGTTGTGCGCTCTTAAGGCCGTTAATTTTAGTGATGAGTGCTACTTGCTCTTTGTCATTATCAGTGACTTTATAAGCTTCGGGAACTTTACCTGTAGCAACACTATTGCGCTCGTTAATCTTGTCGATTTCTTTCTGGATTAGTTTTAGGCGATCCACTGTTTGAATACGTGTCGATTCAGTGACTAGTGCGTCAGCTTTTGGGACTTCCTTGCCGAAATACTGCCATGCAGCAACAGCAGCGGTGCCCACCAATGAAATAAGAATACCCCAAGGGCCGGTGAGGGCAGTGAGGGCAATTTTCATTACACCTAGTGCGCCACTGGCAGCACCGACAGCCGTTGTAGCTGCAATCAACCCCGTAACCAGCGCAGGTATGGCAAGGGCAGCGCCTGCTACCCATTGAATAAACTTACCCACAACAATGGCTTCAACAACAAGCGCAATACGACTGAAGTTGTCATACAAGAACAAGAACGTACTAGCCAATGCATCACGAATCTTTGGAATGTCTGCTTCCAGTGTAGCAATAGCTTTAGCAAGCTTAGTGCCTATGTCTGTTGTCTCACCCATCTCCCCCATTGCTTTAAACCAAGCATTCTTCAGGCGCTGGATTGCACCATCCACTGTAAGTGGGAGTTCCTCAAAAGCTTTACGCATTTCTGGCAAAGCCCGTTGCGCTGCGCGATTCATTAACTCAAAAGTAATCTCACCATCAGAACCCATTTTCTTAAGAGTCTTGCCGCTAAACTCGCTCCACTTGCCAGTGGCTTTCAATTCGGCTTCGATAGCACGAAGAATCCCTGGTGCGCCTTCAGCTACAGCGTTAAATTCAGCACCGTTCAAACGGCCTGCATTCACCGACTGAGAGTATTGCAGCATCACTGAAGATGCCTCAGCAGCAGTAGCTCCGTTTAGTTTCAACGCAAGAGAGACAAACTCAACCTGCTCTGCTGTCTGCTGTGCGTCTTTTCCCATGCGTTGCATAGGAATAGCCATACGAGTGTACAGCTTGGCAGCGTCTTCCAGGGGGATACGGAGGCGCTGTGCCATATCGTATAGGTTTCCCTGAACTTGGCGGGCCTCTTCCATGCTTCCCGTAGCAAGCTTTAAACGCGCCTGCATCATCTTCCAGCCGTCAGCCGCTTCGATAATACCCTTGGCAAAATTTAGGCCGAGGTAGGCTGCTGCTGCTGTCGCCATTGCACGAAGAGTGGCATTGACAATTGTTGCTGCACCAGATTTCCTTTGAAACGCCGCTGTAGTTGAATTAGAGGTATTGTTAAGTGTGCCAAGTTGCGAATTTAGAAACGTGATTTGGTTAGCTGTGGTTGTAGCACTGTTAGCCATCATACCCATAGCAGACGCTACAGCATTCATTGCGGCAGATTGCTGTGCAGCAAAAGATACAGCAGTTGCTTGTGCCGTCATCAGCTTACCAAGAGAGTCTGTTAAAAGCTTTACCTTAGCTTCATTCCTCGCGGCAGCATTTCCAAGGGAGTCCAGTTTACGAACAGTTTCCGCAATACCTGTTGAGACTACCTCGATTTGGAGTGAACTACTTGCTGCCATTTGAAACCCTTTTATTCGTTCTCTGTTTTAGTCTTGCTGAATGATGCGAATACGCTCTTCAGCTTAGTTGCAATTATTTCTCTGTTTGCAATCAGGGTATCATCTACGTGTGTATAAGGAGCAACGCTGTCTTTTTTGCTTGCTACACTTAGCTCTGAGGCATAAGCTTCGCTCATGCTCTTTATAGTCATTCTTTCCCAGACAGATAGATTGAGTTGCGTAACCTGAAGCCAGCTTTTAATCTCCGACCAAGACAAGGATATAACACCCATGCCGTTTGACATAACCAGCCCTGCTTCAAACAGCAGAGAGACTAAGTACTCAGCACCGTCTAATTCTGGTAGGAGCAGAAACGAAGAAGTCCCGTCTAGCTCAGTAAATGAATTTAGACGGGACTTCTTGGAGCCATCAGGCACAGCGTGAAGCCATGCTAGATGTCGGATATAAAGGGTAAGGGCTTCGTTTACGCTTGCAGAAAATTTGAATTATCACCAAGCAATGCATCCACTTGGTCTTTCAGCCAACTGTACTTAGCATCACTGTAAATTGCACGGAAGGATGCATCATCATTGACGGGCTTACCATCGTAGCTAAGGTGGCTAATTTTTACGCTGCACAAAACCAAGAGTTCTACGCCCTCTTCTTTCATGATTTCTGCACTAGCTTGCTTCTTGCCACGCTTCAGAGCGCGGTTTTGCATGGCAGTAATAGCATTACGGTATTCTTTTGAACTGGTGCCGTGCAGTTCAATGCTAATGGGCTGCTTCTTGGCTTCATCTGCAAACAAGAAGTCGTCAGAAACTGGGTGACGAATCTGAAGGGTTACTGTGCTTGTCAGGGCAAGGGATTCTAGGTTAAACATTATTGGTTCACTTTCTTTGGTAGGGTTGTTGTTGCTCTCTATATTGAGAACTTAGGGTTTATCCGTTAGGATGGTTACTTGATCTGAAATCAGAGTTAGTAATTGGTCAAGGTCTACACCTAAGAAGCTCTCTGTAGAGCCGTCATAGATGCTTTCCGGTTGTTTGTGTGTACCTCTAAACGAGGCAAGAATGGTTGTTTCAAGTGCCTTGGCCGTAGCTCCGTTTTCAAAATACAGGCTGAAACGCTTTGTGAAATTCAACCCTGAACTTCTGGTGATTTCTTTTGTCCTGACTTCTGCACTACGGTTTGTGATGCCTACTTTTGTGACGATATCGTCTGATAGGATATAGAAGTACCCAGAGGTGTTCTGGTTATATCCGGTTGAACTACAGGTAGGGCAACCTGAACCTCGCCTATGGTCGATTGCGGTTGTCTTGAAGTCGCCATGTGAGGGGCAAGTGACTATCACCTTCGTGCTTGAATTCACGTAGACGGCTTTATCGTATGTGTACTTACCTGGGTGGGCTGCGCTACACGCCACTTTAAACTCTTCTGTTGTGTAACGCGGCAGGCCACTGCAAGATGGGCAGCCTGAGCCGCGAATATGCACAGCAGGAAGTTGCCAGAAGTTTTTATGTCCATTGCGGCAACCAATCTCTACCTTCTCTATATAACCTGTGTATACTACGAAAGAGTAGTCGTACTTGTCTTTGTGGGTCACCACTGCCTTCCTTATAAACTCAACTGCCGTAAGCAGTGCAGCAGGGCTACAGCTAGGGCAACCTCCACCACTCATATGAAACTTAGGTACTTGCCAAAAACTACCATGCTTGGGGCAAATAATTTCCACTCTAGTGCGAGAGTCTGTGTATTCAGCGAGTGAGTAGTCGTACTTGCCTTCGTGAACGAGATTCACTTTTTCTACAAACCCTTCAATTGTCGATCTTCTAACCATGTAGACTCCTTTGAAGGGTTTGTAGAAAAAGACCCATTAAAGGGTCTTTCATTCTCATTATTGAGAACCTGAATTATACACCAGATTCTCAATCTTTTCAAACTTCAACTACGTCACCGCTCAACTCGATGGTGCACATCAGGCCAGTGATTTGATCGACTGAACCAATACTGGTGGACACTTTTGTGACTTTGCCAACGAAAAAAATCTTAGAGAGGTCTTGCAAAGTGACCTTGAGAGAGTAGTCAGCGTCGGACAGCAAGGCCGCACGAAGGGCTGTTTGACCTGCATTTGCAACATCCCTAGCCATCTGAATCTGCATAGAGCCTGTCTGGTACGATCCTTTAAACTTCTTTACAGTACGCGTACCGACTGCGGAGTGGTTCACAACGGCGTATTCCCGATTAGAAATCTCTCCAATATCAGTCACCTCACCGATAGTCACAAAAGACAACGCGGCGAACCCGGTGGCGTCATAAGTTGCAGGAGTACCTGTTGCGATTGCCAGCGTAGAGCCAGCGGATGTCATTACGGCCATATTATTTTCCTTTAGTTGTCTGATTAGACGTAGAGGTGAGCAGTCAAACCGACGCCACCAGTGATTGTGATATTGCCCACAAGGTAGACAGAAATATCGTCGAGTTCTACCATCACAGTAGAAGATGCTGGCACAACAATAGCCTTACCGCCAGCCACCGAGATAGTGCCACCGTAGCCTGCTGGAGCAATAGTCGTAGCGGCAGAGCCGACGATAGTTGCTGTGACAGAAGCTGCTGTTGTGTTGAAGAAAACAACCACTTGCTTAGAGCCAGCGGTGTAAGTGAGAGTGTCGGAAGCCGACAGGATGGTGCGAGTAAGGGTAGCCGCCAAGCCGCCATCGGTCGCATTTGTTTGTGCAATTACTGCCATTTAATTCCTATTAATTTAAGTTTCATACCTGTAGAAAATCATTACTGGAACAATAATCCAACCGGCTTCATCAAACATTGGTTTTTCTGCGTAAGGTGTATTCTCAATAGAAACCGCACCTTGCTTGGGCACAAGTGGAAATAAGTTGATAACGCTACTAGCGATACCCTCTACCACTCCCATGCCAATACCGCTTCTGCACCAGCACCTCACTTCAAAAATACCTAATTGTGTTTTACGAATTCCAGAGAGTTCGTTATTTAAAGTGATGTTAGGTATTAGCAGCGGCTGTAGGTAAACATTTGAAAGTGGCTTGTTAAAAGTGACACTCTCAAATGCAACAGGTATTTTCGGCAATTGAGCGTCAGCCCAAACTTTTAGCCGTGTCTCTAGAGCAGCGCGTATAATTGAATTGCTCATTAGATTTTTACTACCTTGTTTTTAGCTAGAGTCGCCTGCAGACTCAGAGCAACCATACGGTAGGCTGAAGTTCTTACCCAGCCTTCAGATTCTGCTTTAACGGCATAGTCTAAATTATTTGAAAGCGTTACCTTCCCGTCCCTGTCATAGAATTCAATACCATTCATGATGGACTTAATCCTAGACAAACTGTCAGCACCACTTGGACTTTTATTAGCACCACGCGAAGAGGATGTGCCTCTCTCCATTGGATACCATTGGTTAACCAGCAAGCCTTCTGCAGTGGGGCCAGGGTTAACAGGGGAGGGGGTTTTGTTGACAACCGAGGAAAATAGCTCCCAAGTTATTTGGTAGCATTTTAGGTTAACGTCAACTAGAACTTTGTTTGAAGCTGCCTTGAGTGATTTCTCAAACAGGGACATGATGTTCTAATTTCACATTATACGGGTGATTTTGATTTTTGTCAAACATCCATCACCGCCGCAGGTAGAGTTCAAACAGAATCGGCTGTGTGCCGTCTGCTGAAAGATCAACAACTTTTGTAGTGATAATCCCGTACATATGCCCTCCTGCACTAAATCTGTCAGAAGAAGCGGTAATCCTAAGTACGCCATTGGGCATCAAAGCAGGAATTAGTAAAGCCGTAGGGCTGACATAGGCAACCTTGTCACCGGCTTGAATAAGAGTCTTAGGGAGCGTTCCAGACCCGTTTGACTGCAGAGTCAAGTCCATGAGGATACACTGCACTACAACCTCTCCTGAAACCGCAGAGACACTACTTGTCACTGGGTCATACTCGCCATCGTTGGGTTGAGTTATGAGTGTACCTGTAGTGCCAAAATCATGGATCATTGAAGCCACTACACCAATGAAGTCTTTAAAGTCTTGCATGATGTTTATAGATTATGTGGCCTACCGGCATACGCTGCGTTCCAGTCAGCAGTGAAGGCTATCAGTGGGTTGCTGTCCGTTGAGCCACCGTAAGGGATTGGCGCAAGAGACATATTGTGAGGGTTAAAAATAGTGATTTTAATGAACGCAATATAGTTGTTAAATTGCTCATTACTCCACACTTCAATACTAGCAAGTTTCCGGTGGGTTTTTGCTGTCAGTGTACCCAGAACATACTGAGCGCAAAGAGATGCTGCCCTTGGAACATTTTCATTGCAATCTGTCAAAGCAGATTCGATGACGTAGTCAGGGAGAATCGGCAAGTCTGCCCAATCGCCAATGCGTAAACGAATCTTTCCGACAGGAGTTGATGGGTCAATAATCATTGCATTTATTCCTAATTGATAAATTAATCTGTGGCGCTAACCGAGTTAACAAGAAAGCGCCACATTCAATTTAGCCCATGTCGTAGTACGTGATAATCGGCAAAGTGGCTGCCGTAACGCCCACGCCCTGGAAATTCCAGGTCATCCCGGTATAACCTGCAACGTGTGCTGGCTGTCCACCAGGACCTGTGCCACTCAGTGACAGCGTTGCACCCGCCTGCGAACCGGACATTGCTGAGCCACCAAAGTTGTAGTTACTGTAAGTGGCCGCGATACCCACTTCTTTTGCAGCCAACACAAGAACTTTGGCGGGCAGACCCGTGAAAGGCTGCATTGAAGACGCATTGCCGTCAGGCACTCCGGTAGCCGATGCCGTTACTGATTTACCTCTGAGATAAGCAATGAGTGCAGAATTACCCGCAATTGCGTCAACCAGGGCATTAGAAGCAATGATGTAGCCTTTAGCTACGCTGCTTGCGAACAAGCCGTCCCACGCACCTGATGCACTCAGGAAACTGGTCATCGCTGATACATTCGTTCCAATGACCGACATAGCAGTCGAGCTACCTAAAATAACACCAATGTTTGGACTGGTAGCCAAAGTATTCATGGCTGCACTATTTGAAGCCAGAGCTTGTACAGCTTGGGTGTTACGGGCAACAAGATTCAAAGTTGGCGAATCTGCAATGATCGAAGCCAGTGTTGGAAAATTAGCTGGATTAACACCAATCAGGTTAGCTAATGCCAAGGCAAGATTAGCAGCAAAGAATGGCCCGGCTTGATAGCTAGTCCAAGCAGCAGCAACTTTACTAATTGCATTAATAGCGCCAGGGTACGAAGCCATTCGGTTAGTGGCATTGCTGCGCGAAACAATCTCGATCATCGCTGCAGGACTATTAGCAATCACGCTCATAATTGAGGTCTGCTTTGCAACGATGTCAATGGCTACAGGATTAGCTGCAACCTGTGCCATTGCAGCAGCATTACCAGCCATAATCGCCGTAGTCGGTGGACTGGCTACTACAGCACTCATAGCAAACGGAGCAGCAGAGATGTCAGCCATCGACATAGCATCAAGAATCAAAGAATCAACTGTCGGATAACTTGCTGGATTCACGCTTGCATAGTTTGCAATGATTGTGCGAACATTCGGCTCGTAATGGATAGAACCCGTAAACAAATTCCAAGCAACAGGATTAGCACCCAGCGTCACCAAACTTGGTTTGCTATTAGCAACAGAATTCATTGCAATAGGGCTAACTACGACAGCTTGACAAGCAGCAGAAGTAGCTGGAGTGGCTGCTTTAAATACAATGTCAGTAGCAGCCTGGCTAGCAACAATAGCAGCCATCGTAAGTGTACTACCGGCCATTCGTCGGCTCTGCCCACGGCTTGCCAGCAGCACCGAAAATTCAGAAGCCCTGCCAGCGTCAGTTAAAAAAGTTTGCAACTGCGGCCCACTAACTGTGCCTGCTTCAACAGCGCCTAGAAGACGCAACGAACGAAGTGTTCCCATTATTTTTCCTTATTTGTTGGCAAGCAGGTAAACTGCAAATCGAGTAGGCTCATCTTCGCGCCAGTCGTCTGCAAAAGATGCGTCATGAATACCCCAAGCGTTAATCAATTCCCATGCAGGAGCCTGCAGCAGCCATTGACCAGTGGTAGTAGTAAAACACGTTTCATCGTCATCTGGTTCAGCTTGCGTGTTTGTCCACATAAACAAACCCAAGCCCTCAACCATGCTGGCGTCATCAACTTGCGAGACTGTTTCGCGCAGGGTTGCCCGGTTGTCATACGCTACGAGATTGATTGATGTAGCACTACGCACAATAACCAATGGGTCGCCGCTCAGTAGTGAAAACCCATTAACCGTACTGATATTGACACCACTGACTAAAGTTTCCTGCTTTAAGCTAAGAGCTTCCATAGCTGCAGAGCTAATCGGCTTATCCACATCTTTAGTATTATTTACGAGATGCAAGCCTTTAGTGACACGCTCCGTAACGCTGGTAAAAGCAGCCGTTGCAGTTGTCACAGTAGACTGCTGTACAGCAACCGCTGCGATAAGAGCAGTTGTGGACGCTGTTAAATCCGCTACAGAAGATTCAATACTCATGGCATTACCTTGTCGTTATAAATTTGACAAGCATCGTCTGCGTGTCGATTAAATTGGTCGCCATCGACATGAGCGGAACAATGGCCGCATTTTCTGAAACAACTACGGCATTGGCAATTAACTGCGCCGTACTATCTTTTAAACTGACACACACTTCAAGCAAACCAGAAGTCTGAGCAGTCAATGCGTCAATAGATACTTCAATGCTCATCTTCCACGCTCCTTAGCTACTTGTTCAGCAATAATCCGCTGCGTTTGAATTAAGCGAGTTGCCCCATTAACTGCTAGTGCAGCCGATTTATTTTGCAAGTTATGCACATCCCTGCCAATCAAACGAATGACAGGAAGAAAAAGCTCTTGCAAATAGAGAGACAACCCGCTCATGGTTTAAGCCTTGGCCGTGGTGTAAACCAAAGCTAGATCAAAGTCAGGATTGCCAATCGACAAGTCCAGAGAATCTGCTTTGGCTTGTGCCGCATCAGCAGCGGCATGGGCAGCAGTTACGGCAGCAATGGATGCAGCGCTAATGTTGCTACGGGCTTGCTCTTGCTCAACAGCCGTAAACGTTTGCACTGCATCAACACGGACGCGGTTACCAAGCGATGTAGCAATCGTGGTGGCAAAATTGGGGTTGTTGCCCAATGCAACAGCCAGTTCACGCAGCGTATCCATCGTGGCAGGGCTAGAGTCAACAAGCTGGTTAATCGAGCCAGCAACCAGCGACAAGATGCGGTCAGCAGAAAATGTCTTGGTAGTAACGCCTGCTACAGCAGCATCGTTAATCAAGCTGGTCAGGTCGATCAACGATACCGACGCCTGAACTTCATTCAGCGCGGCAACCAAATTACTCTTAGCAGTAGTCGTCAATGTTGACAGCGTACCAATCGCATTACTGTTGACATTAGTTTTTGCCAACACTTCGTTAAGTGCAGTGACAATATCCGACTTAGAGGTCGTTGTCAGATTAGCAAGTACGCCTACAGTGCCGCGCAGTGTTTTAACGTCTGTACCAATTGCTTGTGCAAGTAGGACGATGCGTTGTTCGAGAGTCATTTAATTTCCTTTTTATAAACTAAGTTGATATGCTGTAACGAGATCGAAGGATGTGCCGATTGCTGAATCTACGACACCAGCTACTGTGCTTTCTGTACTCGCAATCAATCTCTCGTAAGTATCGACTGAAGTTTTAAGTTTAATAAGAGAAACTTTTGAGTCTAAGTTTGCGGCTTCTGCAGTGTCTAGCACTTGGATTCTTGCCCGTTCAATTCGCGCTTCTGCTGCTTCTAGTTGTCCGTCAACTGTAGTTTTAAACTTGGCTAACGATGCTTGAGAACTTGAGTTTGTAGCGGCAGCAGTGGCAATAACGCCAAGCCTAACTACTTCTATATTGGCTTGGGCGACCTTTAAGTCTTCCAGGGCAATTACCGCTGCGGTTAGTGTTGTAGGCTGACCTGTTTGAATTACCTGCGAGAATTGACAGTCAGTGTTTGGTATAACTGCCACTGTCTCTAAAATAACCACGCCTGTTGATCTGTAAATAGTTACAGTGTAGTAAGTGTTTTTGGTGTTAGGGGAGAGTTTTATCGAAAAGAACCCACTAGCATCTGTTGTAGCGCGAGTGGCAATAGGTACAACAACTGTCACACCTCGCAAGCCTGGATTGGATAAGGTAAACCTGATTGATGCCAATGCAAGGGGTAGTCCAGATGGCAGATTCAATACGCCTGATACAGTGACACTAGGTACAGACATAAGGCTCCTTTATTCGTTTTCTATTGCACCCGAAAAGGACGCAATAGAAAACAGCCCTCGCAATGAGGGCCATTTGTAATTAAGCCCTCGTTAGAGGGCGCTAACTCAATTGCTGGAAGTCAGCGTAACGACCATTGCTGGGCGCATGATAGCGTTACAGAAATTGGCTTCCGAGCGCAAGTCAATGCGGGTGCCGTGCTGGTCTGCGCTCTCAAAGACATAAGCCTCTTCGCCCAGTGTACCCAACAAGGAGAAGATAGCCGGTGGGCCTTGGAAAGTCTTGAAGATGTCGGTGCCTGTCGGAACCATGAATGCCTTACCAGCGGGGATCAGGCGAACACCGCCGAAATTGTCGCGGCTCTCAATGAAGCGTGTTCCACCAAAGGCAAACTCGCGGCGCAGTGCATTATCACCACCCAGGCGCTGGCGCGAAGGCTCTTGCGTCGATGCGTAGTATTGGTACGCGGATTTGACGCTGCTATGGCTAATAAGTTTAGCGAAAAACTCAGGCGAACACAGAGTAACTGTACCCGTCAAAATCTCACCACCAGTGTTATCCATAATCTGAGCCAAACCTGCTTCGATTTTAGCAATCACTTCTGTACCAGTAGTACCGAGGGCAAAATCAACAACAGTGCGAGTCACGCCAAATTCAGAATTCCAATCTTGATTGGACAGACCCGATGGGCTGTAAACTGTACCAAGGGTAATAGCTTGGGCACGGGCGAATTCCAAAGTCATGGCGTGACTGCGACGAATACGCTCCAGCTTACGAACACGCACTGCATCAATGGTTTCAGCATTGTCCGAGCCATAGGCGCGTTTACCTTGCAGGTCTTGCGGCGAAATATAATCGTCGTAAGGGAAGTGCTGCAACGAGAATGTGTGCAGTTTGCGCGTAGCGTCTTTACCAACCAAAGAACGCTCACCCTGGACGCGATCAATCAGCAGGGCACCATCTTTAGTAGTTTCTTCAAACACCACGACATTTTGTGTCACTGGTTCTGCTTGAAACAGATTCAGGTTTTGAATCAATCCAAAAGTATTGGGGATTGAGACCAACTCAGCCGTGTAATCGACAATCTCAAAATTATTTGTGTAAGAGCGCGTTTGAGCCATAATATATATTCCTGTTATTCTGTTAAATTAAACTGCTGTTTCGACAATCATGCCGAGAGCTTTGAAGGCAGCGGCAGTGGTTGCCAGCGTAATGCCTGCGCCAAACTGCAGAGCAGCATCAGCCAGGATAACCGGGCCGCGCACCAGCACCAGAACTTTAGTATCTGTAGCGCCCACCAGAGTAACATCACGAGAGAAGCCAAGGGTGTCGGCAATCAGGACAGCAGCAGGGTTTTGCGAACCGTCAACTGCAGCGGATGTAGCCAGCTTGTACTTGCCAGTGGCAGTAACTTTACCGAGAACAGCACCTACGCGCAGGGTGCCAGCAGCGTCATTGACGACAACTGCTTCGCGGCAAACCTTAGTCTGCGGCTCATATTCGTGCTTAACCAAGGCACTAAAACGGGTTGAATCTGTTGCAAATGTAGGCATATTATTTCCTTAAATTAAGATATATCGCTAATTACTTAGCTTTGTTGTACTTTTTCTTGATGAGAGTCATTTCTTTTGACTCGACAACAATTTTAGTTGCGTCAGGCGATCCTGCTACCCCAACCTCCGTGAACAAGCCTGTCTTTGCTTCCGCATCAACAGAGCCTGCCAGAGCATCAACGACTGCTGCAAAAGCAACATCATCGAGGCCTTGGGTAGCAAGCATCAGCGCTTCAGATTTTTCCGAAGTGCCAATAGCCATCACCACTTTTTCTTTCCGGGCTGTGAATTTAGCGGCCTGGGCTTTAACGGCCAGTTCAGCTTTTTCAGCAGTCAGTGCATTGAGTGCAGCTTGTGCCACCTCAAAGTTAATCGTCATTGCCGCCAGCGAAGCAACAGCAGTGGCAAGGTCGCCAGTGAGTGCAGTAAGGGCAGTATCAAGAGGGCTTCCCATTACTGAGAGTTCTGTGGCAATGGTAGTTTCGTCAACGACCAAAGCCAGTTCTTCAATCGTTTCCACTGCGGCTTCTACAGTTGGACTGGTGAAACCAAGTTTCTTTTTAATTGCATCAAGCATTCAATGCTCCTTTATGTTTATCTACGATGTAGGATGTAAACTCTGAACGAGTCATGATTTTATTAATCAGGCCAAGAGTAAGAGCTTCGTCGGCAGAGAACATTTTTGCTTCTGTGCCTTTAATAATTTCTGCGGAGAGTCCTGTATACAGCGAGACATGGTCTACAAAGTCAACGTACAAGTCATCAACCTTTGTTTGCAAGTCCTCTACAAAGCCCTCTCGCCAAGAACCATCAGCAGCAAAAGGAACTTTGGAAGATCCCGCTGTGACGAAAGTTCTGGCGTAGCCTTCTTGCTCCAAGTGCTTGCTATCATTAATTAGTGCCACTAGGACGCCAATCGAGCCTGTCTCTGCGTAGGGGTTGCTCACAACAATATCAGCTACACAACCCAACGCATAAGCAGCAGAAGCCATGCAGCCATCATTATAAGCAACCAGTGATACACCGTATGCATCGCACATCGAACGAAGCTCATGGGCGCATTCAAAGGCTCCGTAGCCCTGTCCACCGCCTGAGTCAATATCCATAATGATGGTTGTGACACCAGCAGCAAGCATTTCTTCAGCGTCCTGCAGGATGTCTGTGTAAGAGCAACCCACTGCACCGCAAAGTCCATTCATGGAGCGGTATGTAAGACTGCCCTGGATAGACAGAACGCCAATGCCCGCAAGTGCGTCAAATGCTGGCTCCTCTTCCTCTTCAGCTTCGTCATAGCCATCCGGGAAAGCCATAAAGCCTGCTTGATTACGCTTTGTAAGATAAGCAGTGGCATTATCGAAGGCACCTTGTGTTACTAGGTGAGGGGTATTTGTAATAGAAGATAAAAGTCTATGCAGTTTGTGTGCTTTCATTGCACTCCTTCTGTTTGTATTGTTTAAGCCAGAGTTGATAGGCTTCGTCTATATGAGGATTCCAACCTGTCTTTAGTTTCTTATGAATAGTCTGGAGGTCAGTCTTTCCGTAGCCGAAACTAGCGGCTAATACTGAATAACCGGCAGATGGGTTTTCTTCAAGGAAGTTCCAGAAGCAACCGCACTCAGCCCACCTAGACTTATGTGCTGCACGGTTTTGCCACGCAAATGCACCCTTCATAAACTCAGACCGCTCCTTTTTAGACTCATCAGAGTGGTAAGTGCCTCTAACGCGCTTACTAACATTGTCTCGATACTCTTGCGAGAACGTCTGGCCGATTGTCGGACACTCGCCACCAACAGCAATGTTATAGCCTATCTCCCTCTTACTCCGAAGTCCCCACTCGACCAAGTAGCAAAACTCTTCATCGTCTTCTAGGACTGTTTCGACTACGATCCTGTCACCGTACCTCCTCAGCGCATTATGGAAGTAGAGTTTCGAACCCTTGCGGGCATCGCTCTTATGCTGCGCCCATCGGAGAGCGAGGGTTTGCCGTGACACACCAACGTAACCTTGTGTCTTGATATCTGTGTGCTCTGGCAAATGCGCCCAATAGACTATTGCATTGACGATAGCGTTCCCCTTATTTATTTTCTTTATTACTAACAGAGCTATCGCCGCTGCCAGAAAGAACATTTTTTCTAGTGCCATCACCAGCAGTCTTCATACCCTCTCCGGCACTACTTGTAATATCAGACATAGCCGCAGGCAATGTTTTCTTATCTACAGGTAAATCTGCTGCTAACGGGGAAACTCCGAGGACAGTTCTCACCTTATTAAATAATTCACGATCACATTCTACAGCACCAACTGAGAAAATCCGCTGTACAGCAGAAGAGTATGCAGCTAGGTCAACTTCCTCAATATCTTCGTACACGAACTTAGGCAGGCTTTCTGTACTCCAACCATTAGCCATGTACAAACTTAAAATGAGGTCAGTGTTCAAGACTTCAGCAATCTCACGCAATCGGTAGTCGATTGCAATAGCTAAGATTGAAGTCTTAGCAGATGCAAGAGAAAAGCTTCCTGTACCCTCAGAACCAAGCTTAAGTACATCGACGCTCAGTGCAGAAAGAATATCACCTTGAAGCCGTTTAATAATCGACTCAGTATCGTATTTAGCGGTTCCGCGTGACTCCATCAGATCATAAGTAAACAGTGGAAGTTTCGACTCAGGGTCATACATCACGGGTATAAGCAAACCCCGCTGCGTACCGGAGTTATACCCATCAATAATTTTCTGAAAGCCTGCCACTGCTGCTTTGTCTTCTAACGAAGCATTTGGGTCGAGGTAGCGTGGAGGGACACCAATCTTCAGAATGCCCTGGATATCTTTTGCAACACCCAACAGTTCCTGATCTTGCAGAAGCGTCAATTGACGAAATGCGAGATATATGTTCTTGTAAATTGAATTACCTTCTGGGTTGCCTTTCGTGGCAGACGCAGAGAACAACAAAAACTTATCGCGCTCAATCTCAATTTTGCCCGCAATGTTTTTCTTGTTGGCAAACTTATAAGCATACTGCAGCGTATTAATGTCTTGCTCAATACCCAGAAGGTTTGCACCATCATCAGTGAACAGCCACCCTGTAATAGTATCCTGGGAGCGAGGTGCAATTTTACGGATGCCCACTAGGCCATCGTTATACTTGCTGCCATTGCGCTTAAGGCGACGGCGCAGAACTTTTTCATGCACACCAAAGCCATACTCTAGGTATGGAATGACAGACTCAATAAAAGAAGACCAGCTTTGGCCTTCCATGTCGTCCATCATTGTCCGCACAATAGCAGCCCTGGCTTTCTCAACGTCTGTAGCACCCACAGCATCCTCTACAGTCCACTGGACGCGGCTCATCATCATGCGATAGACATTCATCGCTGCGCCGACTGTTGGGTTGTTTCGCATCTCAGCTACAGTGCTGATAAAAGCTGGGTAGCGGAAGGCGGCTTGAGTTTCCTCAAGGATGCGCTTATTTTGCGTACGCAGCCCGACGAACCCTTGCTCACCTAGCTTAATACGTGGAATTACTTGTCCGCTATCGGGACTTAGGGAAGCTTCAGTGCCCCCATCAATTGCTGTTGAAGGCATAGAGATTATTTCTCCCTTAATTAATTTGAGATTTTACAACGATTGTTGTATTCTGTCAAGTTTTATGTTACAGACGGGGAATTGGCGAGGCCATGTCCATGTTGGGTAGGGCGAATGTGGGTAAAACTACCTCCTGCATCAACTTTTTCGCTGCGCTTGAGGTCGAGTCGAACATGTCGTCTTTTATATTCCTTGTATTGTTGAAATCTTCAAGTTCGTTGAAGTACATCTCATTCCACTCAGGATTTCTAACTACATCAACAAGCCCGGCTTCAGCTAAAGCTGCAAACGGTAAGAATCTTTGCAGCTTACCTGAATGTCCAGATTGGACTTCAGTTTTCACAATCACACCACGCTCTGAAAGATACCTGACGAAGAACATGTGTGCTGTAGCACCGCCTGCTCCAGAGTCCTTTGGCAAGATCACTGGAATGTGGTCGCCATAAAACTCGTAGTCAGACTTAGCAGTCTTCGTGATATTCCTTAGCACACCATCTGGAAGGCTTCTATATCTCTCAACATGCTCAACGGTGTAACGACCTTCAACGGATCTGGACATGAGAACTGAAGCTGTCCAGTCAGGATTTGGCGAGGATTCGCTGCAGAGGCTACTCGCCAAATCCATGCCACGCAGACGAGAAGTTACCCTTACTGGTGGGTTATCCACCATCGTCACCCACTCGCGCTTGAAGTAACCTGAAGTCTCCTCTTTAGCAAACCAAGAGCCAAGCAGCAGACGTTCACGCTCTACACGCTTCAAATTCTCAAGCCGAGCAACGTAGCCGGGATTGAGCTTCTTCATGATAGGATTATCCTTGATGGAAGCACTGATAAATGTGTAGGTCTGCGGCTTAATGCCTGGGTACTTCTCTAGCAGTTCATCTTTCGTTTCGCCCAGTACCAACGTACCTGTATACGTGCCGTAGTACCGTTCTACCCCAGACAACTCCGGGATTGGGATGCCCGTTACTTGGTCTAAGTAAGCGTTAACAAATGGCATTAAGTGTGAATCACGCCGTGGATTGCACGTAGCAATAAGTTGGTGCGGGCCTTTAGCTTTAGAGCGGATACGAGACTCAAGGTAACGAATTTGAGTATCAGTGTGGTTCTGAGCTTCGTCGAACACGATTAGGCTGGCTTGTAATCCGTCGAAGTTGCTGATGTCCCGGTCAGCTCCACAAACCTTAAACTGCACCTGAGCGCCTGATGGGAAAGTTGCTGTCATCTGTGGGTGCGATTTGAACTTAGCACCAAACCACTTACCCCACATGGCTTGTGCCTCTTGAAATAATCCTCCGGCCTGAGACAGTTGGGTGGAAGTTTCACGCAGGAACACACCCCTGAAATTTGGGTCATCTTTATACTTGAGGACGAGCATTAGAGCCTGATGGGACTTCCCGCAGCCAGCGCCACCCCCAAAAATAATGTAATCGCTTGTGCAGTTCAGGAACTTTCTATGGGTTTCTGATGCAGGCGCAAACTCTGGCGGATTATCCATTTCATTATTGTTCAATTTTTACCCCTTATCATATTGTTCTAGTCAGCGAACAAATCCCTCTTTAACCTGTCTGTAATTGAGTCATCAGTACAAGCAGTAACTACATCCGTAACTAGGGCATTCATAAATGTCTCAGAATACCCGTCATACTTTTGCAATGGACTTACGTAGCGATTTCTCAAGTAGGCCAGAGTGTCGCCTTCTTTGTTACGGCACTCTGTTCCATCTTCAAAGTATCTTGCGTAAGCTATCTCAAATGGCTTACGCGAACTTTTAACAACCTCCGCAAGCCGCCTACTAACTTCTCGACCTGTTATACCAACTTTAACGAGGTTGTCGCACTGAAGGACATATAAGTAACCAGGAGTAGAATTATTGAAGCCGCGTGAACTACATTTCGGGCAACCAATTCCTGTCAAATGGCTTGCAGCCTCCTGTACAAACCTACCATGCTCTTTGCAAAGTATAGATATTTTGTCGGTGGAGCGGGTGTAGACCACTTCAGAGTAATCAAACAGACCTCCGTGAACTACACTAGCACGCTCTACGTACTCATCTGTGGAGTATCGTTGAGATTCAGACTGTAACTCGCGTCCACAGTACTTGCAACCTTGACCACATAAGTGCATATCACGGTGCATCAAGAAGTCGCCGTGCTTTGGGCAAGTGATGAACTCCTTGTTTCTTAACTCCGCACAGGTGACTCTCTCGTAAGTGTACGCATTGCCGTGGATGGCAATTGACTTTTCAATGAAAGTCTCTAGTGAGTAGCGCCGAGACTTGCCTTGCATAATATCCCCGCAGATAGGGCAACCCTGGCCTTTTTCGTGGTTTGCAGGGGTCTGCCTGAAATCCCCGTGTATGCTACAACCTATAGTTATCTTTTCGTGGCGACCTGTATATTCTACTTTTGAGTAGTCCCACTTCCCCATGTGGACTCCCGTAAGTCGTGAGACTACCTGTTCTCTGGTTAATTTTCGCATTGCCTAATCCCTCCAAGGATAGTTATTAAAATCTTAAAGCGACACACCAAGAACCTTGGAGGGAATTGACAAGGTATGCCGCTTTAAAATCTCAAACACAAAAACACCCCGCAGCTTTCGCTGCGGAGCGCCTTCAAAATAGTTGTCATCGCGCCACGCTTCCTATGCCGATAACTTAGCTGCCCATACCGGCAACCCTCTCCACCACGGCCCTATACGCTAGGGCGTTAACCTGTGCCCTAAGATAACTCTTATTATCTCTGGGCAATATTCACTGGTCATAATCACCTATTGCTTGCCACTACGTAAAATACATAATGAAATCAACAGTCTTTGGTGCCCTCTGCCGCGAATTGAACGGGCGACCTACGCATTACAAGTGCGTTGCTCTACCAACTGAGCTAAGAGGGCAAACTAATCAGTCGATACTTCTAATTTCGCTAAAGTTCACAATCGGCCTACTCTTAGCACTATCTTCAAGCTCAAGAGTTTTATTGCCTGGGCCATTCAACTTAATCTCAGCAATAATCCGCTGCATTTGATCACTAGAAATTGTCTTCTTAACATCAATCCCTAGCTCAAGCAGCTTAATTGCTGCCTGCATTCTAATGCGAACATCAGTGTGCTTCAGCATATCTGTAAGTACATCAACGGCCTCTTTAGAAATCTTCGACAACTCCCTGTCAACTTTCTTCAAGTCAATCTCATTAGCCAAAAATGTATTACGTTTGACTTGCAGGGCTACCACTACAGAGCCGCTATTTTCTGGTTCCATAACGGCTCCTTGTGTATTCAATATTTGTATAGTACATTACAAAGCCAGTTCTGTCAAGTTTTCCTGGAAAGCAAGGCACAAACCTTAGCCTTCTCCTCCAGGCGCAAGCGGCCAGCCTTGGCAATCACCATGTGATCCAGTGTGGCATCTTCAGGGACATCACCAGTCCAGAACGCTTCAACAATGCTCCTCTCAAATCTTAAATCGTCTTGCAATTTAGCGACAACACCCTCAAGGAAAACCTCATAATTGACATTGCTCATACTTCTTGCTCTCCTGTATTCTTAACATTTTTAGCAGCCCTTACAGCACGGGCCTTTACCAAGGTTTCTGCACGGGTTAGCTTTACAACTGGCTCATCATCACGCACTAAGCTGACGTAATACGAAAACCCAACGTAATTCGGTAGATCATTCTTGTTGATAATCCAGCCATCATTTACGCTGTCCGCAATGAACAGAGCAGCGCCCATGAAAGAGCTAAATAGCTCCTGCTTATAAAATTTCATTCTTGATCCTCCTCTTCTTCTTCCTGTTGTTCTGGCTCTTGCTCTTCGTCGTCAGTGTAATCATCCACCCAGTGGTCAATATCAAAGTTCACTGCTTTCCTCCTACGATCATTGCAATCAAAGGCTTAAAGTGCATCTCTTTCTCTTCCTTCAGCATATCTGCGACATCCTTAACAGCAGTGGCTGCATCGACAGCTTCAGCAGTTATTTGTCGAAGAGCTTTGTTGGGCCATGCCCGGTAGTAAACTTGAAATTCCATTTTAGAGAATCCTCCGCACAAGATTGCCAGTGACAATGTAGGTTTTGCCGAAAAGCCTGACGATGAATTTACCTGTCGCAAAGCTGATGGCTACGATGATGATGTGCCTGATGCGCTCCATGAATGCTCCTAATGTTTCGATGATTGAATGTTATCACCGATTCTTACATTTGCAATCTTATGGTCAAAAGAATCTCACTAATGAGACTTTGATTTGACAGAACAGGGTTGTCGGTGTAACATCGCCTCAATCCTTGAGATAGATTTTCTCGTTAATTTGAGAGGGTCTTGACCAACTTTAGGGGTACACACTTCAGCTAAAAAGCTTTAGATTTACGACAACACGAATAACGAGGTGCATTCTATGAAACGTGCAAAACCACCAGCCAAGCGGGGCACAGCCAGTGCAAACCGTAGTGTCAAAGCTAAGTTTATCCCTGAGATGAATGAGGGAGAAGACGGTGAACGGTATGTGGCATCTATGCCTCGTTTTGAAGCCAAGAACGACAATCAGCGACTTGCACTGAGGTTTTTGAATGAGGGACGCCCAGTGGTCTTCCTCTGTGGCTCCGCAGGTTCTGGGAAATCCCTCATCGCCGCATACCATGCAGCGCGTATGCTCAAGTCAAAAAAAATAGATAAGGTTTATCTGATTCGGCCTGCTGTAGTCGTTGGGCAGACTCTGGGGTTTTTGCCCGGAGATGCTGATTCCAAGTTAGCGCCTTTCTTCGCTCAGAGTATTGCCCATATGACTAAATTTCTGGGTGAAGGAGCTATGCAATATATGCTTGAGAAGAAGGTTATTGAGATGGTTCCTTGTGAATACCTGCGTGGACGATCTTTTGAAAACGCCGTGTGCCTACTTGAAGAAAGCCAGAATTTCACAGCAGATGAGATGCAGATGGTGTTAACAAGGCTTGGTGAGAACTGTAGCTACATCTTTACTGCCGACCAGAAGCAGCATGACTTGCGGGGTGTCAGTGGAATTACTACTACATTGAAAATGTTCGCTGATGCTCTGGAAAAAGCACCCGACTATTTGGAGGACGCAGACTTGGACGAACTTGAGAGTGGAATCGGCATAGTGCAGTTTATGCCGGCAGACGTATTGCGAAGTGGGCTTACCCGCTCTTTTGTCAAGATGTACTACTATAACGAGGGAATTTAATGCCTAGAATTAAAAACATCCAAGGCAACGTATATGGCGACCTTACAGCCATGAGTATTGCGGATAAAAGCGACAACGGCGATTACTTCTGGAATTGCTCATGTTCTTGCGGAAATCTTTTTAAGACCACTGTTGGGCGACTTGGATTTGGTAAGGCAACCTCTTGTGGCTGCAAGACATTTGAGAAGCAGTCTAAGGCTAAGAGTACGCATGGTATGTCAAAGGGCAGGGAATATAAGTCTTGGTTAAAGATGCGTGAGCGTTGCCTTGTTGTTACTGACAAGGAATACCCGAATTATGGTGCAGTTGGAGTTCTTATTGAAGAAGCCTGGAAGACATCGTTTGATGCTTTCTATGGACATATCGGGCCTAAGCCCAATGATGGGCAGCGGTACTCTGTTGATCGGATTGATAACGAGGGGAGCTACGTAGTCGGCAATGTCCGCTGGGCGACAGACCACCAGCAGGCCCGTAACAAGGGTATGCCTTGCAATAACTCTTCTGGAAAGAAGGGTGTTGTCTGGGATGATAAGATGCACCCTAGCGGTCTTGCAAGTTCACTGTACGCTAAGTCGCAATGGCGCAGTTTGGAAGGTAAATGCTGCTCGAAAGTATTTTCTGTAAAGACCTTTGGTATGCTACCGGCCTTTGCAATGGCTGTAAATTACCGCGATAAAATGATTGCACAAATGAACTTAGATGGTGCAGGCTACACTGCCGGTCATACTCAATAAAGGAACACCAATGAACAAATTTCAAACCGACATTCGTCAAGGAAAACCTCCTGCAGCCAAACGTGCCAGCTACTACACAGCAGAGCCAGAAGAATTTGCAGTGACTTACACCCCCATTCGCTCTGGCACATTCAACATTTATCTCGTTGACGTAATTGAAACACCAAGGCAATTCCTGAATGCAATTGAGGTGATGCAAGCGGCAACAGAAAAAGACACTGTGATTGTTCACTTGCAAACCCCTGGCGGGTCTTTGGATGCCACTGACATGTTCATCCAGGCTATGCGTGAGTGTGAAGGCAAAATCATCGTTAAGGCTTCAGGAGGTGTGCATTCTGCAGGCACTGTAATCCTACTAGAGGCTGATGAGTTCACGCTCTCTGAGAATTTTAATTGCCTTGTCCACAATGGGTCATGCGGATCGGGTGGCAAGTACAGTGATTTTAAGAGTCAGGCTAAGTTTACCCAGGATTACATGGAGCGTGTCATGCACTCTACGTACAAGGGCTTCCTTACGGAAGAGGAAATCACTGCTTTACTGGAAGGAAAAGACTACTGGTTTTTTGCTGAAGAATTTGGTGCCAGATTTGAAGCAAGGAATGAGCTATTGCGGGCTGAGTACGAGGCTGCTGAGTTGGCTTTCAATAAGACTATCGAGGAACTCCCAGCACCAACAAAGAAATCTAAAAAACCTAATTTGGTTGTAGACGCTTAAACTAAGGCCCATGCATCTTTTGGTGTGTGGGCTTTTTAACGACCACTGTATCAGAAGGAGCAAAATGAAAATCATCATCGCGGGTGGCCGCAACATCACTGACTATCACATCGTCCTCGATGCAATTGTCAAAAGCGGCTATTGGAAACTACACAAGCAAAACATTGAGGTTATTTGCGGGATGGCTAAAGGTGCCGATATGCTGGGCATGGAATTTGCAAAGCGCAACGGCCTTGTCGTACATGAATTTCCTGCCGACTGGGAACGACTAGGAAAGGCTGCAGGCTACATTCGCAACGCAGAGATGGGTGAGTATGCCAAGGCCCACAATGGCGCTCTGGTGGCCCTCTGGGACGGCATTAGCCCTGGCACTAAGAACATGTTGGCGTGGGCAGAAAAGAATTCCCTTGAACACTTCGTGTACAGGACAAAGTAATTCACAGAATTGTGCTACAGTTATTTCTCATATCCCAACAGGAGCTAATCATGGAATTTTGGATCTACCTTATTGCATTCGTAGTAATTGTTCGTGTCTGCGCTGTAATCATCTATGTAGCAGGCGCAGTGATTACAGGCAAGGGCTAACCTGAAAATAAAAGACTTGACAAGAATCATAATTTATGTATAATTACTCTAGGGTGTAGGGTGAGGGTTCAGGCTCAGGTCTTGGCTCGGTCTGATCTGATCTAATCTATCTATCTATCTACTGTAAGCCTTTAAGGTACTTTAGAGTACCCTTAGAATGCCCTTACAGTGATTCCTTAGTGTCCTTATGTTTCCTCTAGTAAGCTACGGCTACCTTGAAGAGCAACCAACACAATCAATATTATTTATATATAAACATAAGTAATCTAAAGCCTCTAAGCCCTACAAAGGTTTAGAGGCTTTTATCATTTAAGCACAAACAATAAAGCCTCCTCTACATTTCTGTACAGGAGGCTTTTCTACGTCTGGCTTTAACGCTTGCTTTGATCTGAGATGTTAAGTGCAAGAAGATCAAGCTCCTTTAGAACACTCTCCAGGCGACTGAAGCGACTAGCATGATCATCAACAGCATCAGAGTAGCCACCCTGCGGATAGTCTCTACCGTTAGGGCAACATACAGCCAATGCTTCAATTGCTGCGTTGATGCCTGTCATAGCTCCCACGAGGCCGTCAAGAAGACTATCAGGGCTTGTGCCGTTTAGGTGGATAGTAGGGTATTTCATTGCTGTTCCTTAAACAAGTTTTGCTGCATATTGTGATTGACGGGCATTCCATTCTACTTTGTACTGATCAAGTGAGTCCTTCCATTTAGTTATGTTCCGGGCAATAGTGCTTCTAGGAATATTGAATTGAATCACAAGAGCCTCAAGAGAAACCTTGGCAGCTTTCTGAGCAACCATCTCGCACAGCACAGCAGGCTCGATTGTGAGAGGTGTGCCAAGGATAGTGCCTTGTGCTTTAGTGCGCTCCAGGCCCGCATGGACACGCTCTACGAGGATGTTACGCTCAAGCTCACTCATAGCAGCCATGCAAGTAAGTACCATTTTACCCATGCTAGAGGTAATGTCCATGCCGTCAAACTGGAGGACACGTACACGTACACCCATCACTTTGAACATCTCTATGACATTCAGGATGTCAGAGGCAGACCGTCCAAGCCTGTCAATCATTGTAATGATGAGTTGATCACCAGCAGTCATCAAGGAAATCATCTGGGCAAACACAGGGCGCTCTGTAGCCTTGATGCTACCGGACACACCGTCTTCAGAGTAAAACTTGTCTACAGAAAACCCTGCGTCAAGAATAGCCTTGCGCTGGTTGTCAGTGGTCTGATTTTTCTCTGTAGAAACGCGCATGTAGGCATGAACAGTCATCTAATTCCCCGGTTGTTTTTGCGATGGCTGTAGTGTAGACCACAATCCCACAATCGTGCAAATTATTTATGGGAATTATTTCATCCAGCAATAGACAAAAGAAAAGCTCCCGAAGGAGCCTATCATTTCATTCAATGTCCTTACAAACATCTGAACTCTTCCAAGCCCTATACTCTTTCTCCCATGTATCTTTCGGCATCCATGAAGGATAGCTGTCACCGTCTTGCTCATGCATCACATTCCACCATGTGCAAAACTTATTGACTCGCAAGAGTTCTTCGTATAGGAATGTTGTACAGCCTATCATTTCATCCCGTGCCAAGACTCAAGGAATTCCAGCTTCTCTCCTGAACGCCTATAAACAAACTCTGTGTCAAGACTGAAATGCTCCTCCAGTAAATAGAGGTTGGCATACACATCAGCAACCTCTTCTGCAAGCCACAGCTTGTTGCTCTTGCCTGTCACTGGATGCACTTCATCAACGCCCTGGATGATGCACCGGGCGACCACTTGGCTCAGTTCTGCCAATTCCTCTGAAAGCTTGCCTAAATGCTTCAAATCCAGGGTGTTTTTAGTGGGTTGCCAAGGGGAAGCTATGCGTTGCTCTGCTTCTTGCTGTGCTAATTCAATTGCCATAAAGCCTCTGTAGGTTGTTGCATGAAATTGCTCAGATTTCTTTTGCAGTCGTCTGAGGCTGGAGGGAAATGTAGCACAGGAGTTCTCAGTAATGAGAGCGGCGGCAGAAATAATTTTAAAAAATAAAATTTGCTGTGCCACCACTTGTGCTAGTTAGTTTTTGCTGGTAGGAAAATATATGGGAGGGGGCCACAGGGTGGGCTTATTGGTGTGCTTTGAGGGCTGTTTGAGGGATGTTTGAGGGG